AGTATCACTTGCTGAGTTTGGTGGACAGTTCAGTGCTAATGACTATCTAAGACTAAGTGCTAGTGCATCTTGCCCATCTGGTGAATTTGTACAGATCACATCAGTCAATGATACTAATGCTGAGAAGTTCACTGTTAATAACGGTGCTAATCAGGATAGATTTGTAATCGACTCAGTATATGGTGGTGTTAGATCTAATGTTCTTGGTACTCAAGACTTTACGGTTAACCTTTATGGTGATGCAACTACTAACTCTACTGATAATCAATTCCAGATTATTAATGGAGAGACTATACCTGCTACCAGATTAACAATTGATAGTGATGGTAAGTTAACTGTTGTTGGTACTGGTACAACTGCACAACCTAAAGCGATAGTTGATAAGGTTGGTGCTGGTTGGTTTGCTGGTGATCTAAGAGTCAACCTCAACAATGTTGCTGGATCCACAACACGTACTGAACTTTCATTACAAGTTGAAAATTCATCTGGTGATACAGACATCGGTGGTAAACTTAGAATAGATGATGACTTCGGAATATTCAGTGGAACTACTGGAATTGATTTCGGTGCTGATGCTACTGCTAAGTTCTTTGTTGATGCACAGACTGGTGATACAAGAATTGGTATTACTGGTTCTGCACTAGGTGATGGAGATCTAACTGTTAATGGTGGTCACGTTACTATCAATAGCACATCGACTGCTACACCTTCGGATATAGACTTCCCACTACAGATAACAAATCTTGGTGTGAGTGCTAACCGTAACTATAAGATACGTCAGGATGCTGCTATTGATGCGTTTGGTGTTACTAAGTTCTATAACGAGAATGGTGGTAAGCACTGGGTGTTTGCTACAACTAACCAAACATGTCAGACTGGTAAGAACTATATGGTTTCTATTACTGCTGATACAGTGTTCACTCTTCCAAGTAACGCTTTAACTGGTGATATAATTAGATTCATAGAGGTCGGTGGTGCTTTATCATACGACACTTCACTAATAGTTCGTGCTCCTGTAGGAACTGCAATTGGTGGTGATACCACTGGTACTCAAGCTGGTGGATTAAGTTCTCCATATCAAGGTGGTGAACTGCTAGTTCAAACAAGAAACGCTGGATTTGGTTTAGTATATGCTGGAAGTAACGATAGCGGTAACAACGCAATACCAGCCAACTTTAGAGGTTGGTGGCTCGTGGAGATATAAACAATGACCACGTACTACGAAACAGAGAGAAAGATGAGTGGTTCTGCAGTAGGAACCATTCTTCCTTGGTCAGGCGATGCATCATCTATTCCAGAAGGATGGTTGCAATGCAATGGACAGACATTAGAAGGATCTGAGTATCCAATACTTGCATCTATTCTTGGTAATACTTATGGACCTACTGGTGGTCTAAATGCTAGAACATATGATGATTATACTCTTGGTGATATATTCAGACTACCTAATCTAAATGGTAGAGTTCTTGTTGACTATGAACAAGCATACGTTAGTTCATCTGCACAGTATGCACATCTACAAATGGGACAGACATCTGCTAGTAATTCAGTTGGTGGTTTGTCTATCAAGACTGGTGAAATTGATCCATTAAGAATTAGTGGTACATATACCTTCACCAATTTAACTGGTAGTCAATCTGGTACTGGACTGACTATTGTAGTTGACGTTGATGTTGTTGGTAGAGCAGCAATTACAAGTATTACTGCTAATGGTACAGGTTGGCAAGAAGATGAAGAGGTAACAATCTCAACAGCTCAGTTACCAAATGGTACAACAGATATGGTGATAATGGTTGATTGGATTAAACCATCAGTACAAGATGTCTTGCTACCAACTGCAACTGGTTCAACTCAGCTTATAGAGGGTGATGGTAGTCCTGTTTCACCACCTACATCTATTAATGCTACATCAGATATCAACTTTAATGTATCTGACTCTGGTAATTTAACAGGACAGATAAGAAACTTTACAGTCAATCCACCATCATACTTTAAGACTTTCTATGTTATTCCTAGAAAGTTAAGTAAGGATCATATGCCTAGTCATAGACATTCTAATCCCCCAGCTGTATCAGGTTACAGGAGAGCAATTCCTGATGGACCTGCTATTGAGGGATTCCAATGTCCTGATGCTGAAGCATGTTGCGAGAATAATCAGAAAGAAAGAACTATTAATAGTGGTGGTGATGTTGATTTCTTCAACACTGATGCAGCAGCTCCTGGTGGATATGGTCTTGTAACTAGATATCAATCTGGTGTTACTGTTGTTGAAACATCAGGTCCGAAGTTGGGTAACTCTGCAACTGCTGGTTCAGTTGGTTTAGCACACTCAATACCACAACCTGCATGGACTGGTCCTATACCTAGACCACTTGGTGCTACGTTTGACCAGACTTCTGGTGGATCTTTGACGAACTACTGGGCATCAAACTTAGGTAATTTAACAGGATATAAGAATTGGTATTCATATACTGGTGATGGTACTGGTATGATAGGACAACAGACTGCTGCTGATGCTGTTGCTTCAAATTTATGGACTGGAGGTGATAACACTTCATCTAAGACATATCCTACCACATTGAATCACAACAAAGAATATCATACAGAGATGGGTCATCACTCACATTATACATTTGAGTTACAAATGAATGCTGGATTCTTAAAGGCTCCAACTATTGTACCAGTTAATAATATCAAAGTTACTAGTGATCTTGCTGGTAATACTAATACAATAGCAGCACAAAATATACCGTCAGCACTAAATATAACAGTGGATGTTAAGACACCTGCATTGAGTATGATGTATATAATTAGGGCATTCTAGATGAAGTACTACCAGAAAGAAAAATCTAAATTAGGAAATGCACCTGGTACTATTATCAATTGGTCTAAAGAGATCTCTAATAGTGATCCAAATGCAGCAGCAAATATAAAAGATTTACCAGCAGGGTATTTACCTTGTGATGGTCAGATTTATAATGCAAATCAATATCCACAATTAGCAGCAATTCTTGGTACTGGTGCAGCATCTATCTACAAGAAGGATGATGCAACTCTATCTAATACACAGTTTCAAGTACCTGACTTGGGATCAAAACATATTGAAGCAGCAACATCTGGTAACGTAGGTATCCAACGTAATATGACCAAGACAGTTGGTACTGGTTCTGATGCACAAGACATTGATAAGGCTGGTGTTGGTGTTGAGATAATATCTAACATTGGTAACACTGCTGTTGTTGGATTTAATGGTGTATTTACAATACCAACACAAAACTTTGCTTTGAATGGTAACATAGGTTGGACAGTACCAACTACAACTGAACAAGAGTCAGTTGCAATTAATGCTCTTGGTCCTCATATGCATTACACTACTACTCATTGGGTTGCTATTAAGGAAGATCCAGCAGTAACTAATAGGTCACAACCATCATATGTTAGGGCAGCTGATATGAATGTTAATGTTTATTTTGGTGGTAACTTCCCTTTTTGTGATGCTAGATCAAGAGAATATCATTCTGCGATGGATCCTTCCATGAATGGTGAAGGTAACTGTGGTGGATGTACTACATGGAATAGGTATTTCGTTGGTTGGACAACAGGTGGAGGAAAAAATGATACTAATGCTCAAGCTGCTGCAAGTGGTGTTTATCCTTCATTGTGGACTGATAACTTCACGTATACATCTAAGACTGCAGCATCATGGCCAAATAATGTAACTATTAACCTAGGTAAATGTTCACCATACGACACTCGTGTAAGTGATTCTACATTTACATATCCAGCAGCAAGGAACTTAATGGAAGCAACTGAGTCACCACCAGGTTCAGAGTTGAATGATAGAACTGCTCATACTCATAGAATAGGTAGATCCATAGGTGATACAGAATATACTGCTACAACTGCAGTTACTACAGTTAGACCAGATGGATTGCAAGCAGATGTAAATATAAGAACAAGTAATATCGCTAAGTTTGATGATATAGTATCACCATACTTTGTCCTAGAATACCTCATTAAATACTAATGGCCACATACAGGAAAAGAAATAGTTTTAATCGTCACTATTCAGACCAACATGGAGACTTAGGTGCTCCTGTTGGATCTATTATCGCTGTGTATGTTGATGAGTATAGCACAGTCAATGGTACTATAGACAAGGATGCAGTAGCATATAATTATCCTGGATATGTCTATTGTGAAGGACAAGACTTAAACATATCAGACTTTCCATTATTATATGAAGCAATTGGTAATAAGTATGGTGGTGCTAATCCAAATACTGTAGACTTAAAGACTTGGAATGGTTCTAAGACAGCAAACAGTGGTAATAATAATCATACACCAGGTGGTATTGATCTAGGTACATTCAAAGTACCAGATCTAAGGATGAAAAGAATCAATGGACCTAATGGTATAGATGGTGCTGGTTCATTAACACCTGACGAAGCAGCAATGGAAGTTGGTGATAGTGGTGGAGAGTGGTATATATCACGAGCAAGACAGTTAAAAGAATATACTTTTGGTAGTGTTAGAATTACTGGATACACTAATGTGACTGGGTTTATACCTGGTACATTGAGTGGTACAGCAGATATAGAAATTGGACCTTTGGAAGAAAAATTCCTCAATGGACCACCACCACACGGTCATATGGTAATGGGTAGTGAACATGATACTAGATCTATCATGGATGCTCAGGATATTGATGGTAGTGATGGACAACCAGGATGGGATACTGGTTATGGTATGATTCTAGAGTCTCAGTTACCTCAAGGAGATGCAGCAGGTCATAGTCACTGGATTGCAGAGATGAGACCTGCTAGAAATAGTCTTGATGCAACATTAGATGATCCAAAGGATATGTACAGTTATGATGTATCTGAGACATATGCTCATGAATTTGCACCACCAGGAAATAGTGCTGCACAAGGTCAGGTAGTATATACTGTACAAAATAATCAAGACACTACTTATAGTTGGGTTTGCCCTACTGGTGTAACACAGGTACATGCATTGTGTATTGGTGGTGGTGCTGGTGGTATGTCTGGAAATTTAGGAGGCGGTGGCGGTGGCCTCGGATGGAAGAATAACATAACAGTTGTACCAGGTCAAGCTTATACAGTAGTCGTTGGTCATGGTGGTACTGGTAGTACTGGTACACCAAATACAGACTACGCCAATGTTAGAGGTGGTGATAGTTATTTTATCACCTATGGAACAGTTCTTGGTAAAGGTGGTGGTAACTATGGAACACCACCAACAACAGCGATGGGTGGTGGATTTATTGGTGATGGTGGAGGTAATGGTGGACATGCTACCACATATGGTGGTGGAGGAGGATGTGGAGGATATTCTGGAAATGGTGGTGGTGGAACCACACCTAATGCAGCATCTGGATCTGGTGGTTCTGGTGCTGGTGCAGATTGTTCTATTCCTAGTGCTAATAACGGTGCTGGTGGTGGAGGTACAGGTCTTTTAGGTATTGGAACCACGGGTTCTGGTGCTAGTGGTCAAGCAACTACTGTTGCTACGACATATACCTTGATGTCTGGTGGTGCTCCTGGATCTGGTGGACAAGCTGGAGAGAATACAAACTCACCACTAATAAAAACTGCTAACTGGGTTCCAATAAGTAATGCACAATTATCTTCAGGTTCTGCTGCTGTGTGGTCATCATTTATGTTGAACAAAGCAATATATCCAATTGCACCTAGTTTAACTATTAATGATCCTTATCTTGGTACAGCCGTACAATGTGGATGGACATATTTTGTACCTGCTGGTCAAACTATTGCTAGTGTAACATGTACATTAGAATGTGATGGACAGGCAAATCTTAGATGGATACGTCCTAATGATGCTTCTAACGCTCCTGTATTAGATATATCTTGTGCATCTACAAATACTGGAACACCACCATTTACAGGAACTGTGACTGGTGCAGCAACTAATCTTGGTGAAGGATTCCATGTATTGTTAGTTACTGTTACCAATGGTGCTGTAACTGGTGCTGGTGCAGACAATACTTGGGGAAATAATCCTGGTGGTGTTGGATTTACTTGTGTTAATGACGCAACTGGTTCAACTATCATAGACTCAAGAACGAATTGTACTGGTGGATTGTATGGTTATGGTGATGCTAAGGGTGGTGATGGTGGATATCCTGGTGGTGGAGGTGGTGCAAACTACTGGCATTCAGAGAATGCTGTAGCAACTGATCCTGGTGATGGTGCTCATGGTGCTGTAAGACTAATGTGGGGTCCTAATAGGTCATATCCATCTGCAGCAGCAGACGTAGCAACAGGAGTCACTGACGAAGCAGTTAATGCTTATGATAACCCTTGGGGATCCTTTAAGTGGAATGATGGTAAGGTCAATGATAATGATCAAACCGTAACATTCATCAAATCAAAACAAATGAATGTAACACCTCAACAAGCTGGTATACAACTCAATGAGGGTACGCTTACCATGACTGGTGCAGAGCAATTAGAGGTTGCTGCCAATATTGTACCTAGACAACCAGTCCCACTTGTGCTAAAATATTTCAGGGTTAAATACTTAATAAAAGCTTTTTGAATTAGATTATGTCTATAACTGGAACGGGTGCTTCTAACTACATGGAAATGGTGACACCCATTATTCCCGTCAATATGATGGGAGATAAGGCAGAGTTCGATGATTTCATTGCTGTCTGGCCTGGATTTGTACCATCTGCATTCTGTAATGATCTGATTGGATTCTTTACTAGATGGGAAGAGGCAGCAGCAGAAAGAAATATTAAAAGGGATCTCAAACCATTAAATAATTTTTCCGATGCACAAAATGCAATGGAGGGATCACAGCAGTTTCCTAAAAAAGAACTAGGTAGGAAGGATTATGCTATTCTTATAGATAATCTTGATACTACCTTGAATGCTAGGATTAATCAGTATTTACAAGCATGTGTTAATCATTATTGTAGTGAGTATGGTGCTCTAACATCTGTACCTCTAACATCATGGCAGAGTAAGATGCAAAAGACACCTGAAGGTGGTGGTTACCATGTATATCATCATGAAAATGGGTCATTTAATGAGCAGAATAGGGATTTAGTCTGGACAATATATCTTAATGAAGATTTTGAAGGAGGAGAGACAGAGTTTTTCTATCAAAAGAGAAGAATTAAACCTACTACTGGTACAGTTTGTATATTTCCTGGTGGTTTCACACATACCCATAAGGGTAATCTAGTACTTAAAGGAACTAAATACATAGTAACAGGATGGTTCTATCAACAACCAGCATAACATGGAATTAAACAATAACACAGTAGTAATAAGAGGGCAAACGAGACAAATTACTCGTGGTAGCACCACTGTTACAATAGAAGATGATAGTTGGGACAATTATATTGTACCAGTATTATATCCTTTATGGAGTTCAGATAGGGATAAGTTGTCTTATTTTGAATATAGTAATGGTGCTGCTGAATCATGGAAATGTGATAAGCAGAAGTATGTTCGTAATCATACCACTGGTGTTTATTTCTGGAAGGACTATACATTTACCGAACCAACAATAGAAAATGTTCGTACATTTGTAACATCACTAAGAGAAGCATTTGATGCATGTCTATCAGTTAAAAAAGATGAAGTTAATGACACACTTGAAAGAATTATAGAGAAAGAGAAAGGTATATCATTAACTAAGGTTAAAACTTGGAGAGATTTCTTCTTGCATACATCTGATTGGACAATGCTTGAGGATGCACCTGTTACTGCTGAAGAGAAACAGCAGTGGAAAGACTGGAGAGCTAAGATACGTGAGTTACCAACACAGTTCACAGATTCTGCTGTTAATCTAATACAGACTCTTAAACTACCCATTGACCCAAAGGTTTACAAAGAATACTTTTTGCCTTATAATGCTGGTGTAGCATACTTATCAACCGATGAACAATTCCTTGACTTCCCATCTGGTAAGTATAGTAATCTTGAGAGAGTTATGAGTGATTGGGTTCGTTTAGCACTTATGATAAGGAGACCATCAAAAGGATTTGATGTTCCTAGTGTATCATCTATTACTGATCCTATAGATGCATTAGTTAAAAGGATCGAACTAGAACAAGAATCATTACAAAAATTAAAAGATTTGCATTCCTAAATTATGATACGAAGAATGAAGTGGTTACCAGAGGCTGCTTGCAGTCACATTGGTAACTTTTATGATAACGCTGAATTTATTGATGGTAAAAACTCAGGCACTGCTAATAGAAAGATTAAAAGAAATCAAGAAATGAAAGGTGCAGGTGAACAGGCATGTATAAAATTATTTTGTGATCAGTGGTGGAAGAGTGGATTTGCAAAACAGATTCTAACTAAAAAGATCACAACACCTATGTTTGTGAAGTATACAGAAGAGGAGGAAGGACATTATTCATTTCATAATGATGTACCTATGATGGGTGGTAAAGATAATTGTGTGAGATCTGATTATGTTATGGTCACTGGTATTAATGATGCTAGTGAGTATGAGGGTGGTGGATTACAAGTTAGATTGGGATCAGAAACATATGAATATCGTCTTGGTAAAGGTGAATGTGTATTCTTTGATCCAAATCAATGGCATGCTGTTACACCAGTAACAAAAGGTGTTCGTAAAGTTGTTATCATGTGGGTTGAGACATTGATTCAGGATGAATATGTTCGTGAATTAATATATGATTATCAAGATTTGATGGACTTTGCATTGGAATCAATTGACTTGAATCATTGGACTGCCGACATTGAACCAGCTACATACTTTAATGCTATTAAATATAAATTGATGAGGAAATACGCTAACAACTTCTAATGGATTATAAAGCACTACAAGATACACTATCAGACTATGCTAAGTTAAAGGGCAAATCATTTATATGGTATGATAGTCCTAAGATGAGAGCATTAGAAAATGCTAGTGATACAACCAAAATCAATACTGTGTGGACATGGTATAAAGATTTCTTACCAGATGTGGTAATGGAAAACTTTAAGACCTCTACTTACGGTACATATCATTACACTGATGATATATCAGCACAATCAGATGCAGAGGACTGGTTCCCTAAGTCTAGTCTCTGTCCAGATGCAGACCATTACATATATGCATGTGTATTTTCTTCTAATGGTTCTCTTGCGTGGGAGAACGTGGGATAGTATCAACATCCTTCGGTGCATATTGAGTAACCATCCATGATTTGTGTGCTTGATTGTATCCATGATATTGGACTGCTAAATCATCAACCCCTTCTAGTTTGGTTCTAAAGTATCCATGTGGTTCTAACATGGGTAGTTTAGTATCTTTTTCTGGTGTTAGTCTAACTTCACCTTGTGATATTTCATAAGGTAAATTATATTCTATACACTCAGGTTCCCAAGGTCTTGTCTTCCAACAGTTAAACATTAGTGTTACTCGTGTCTCACCTTCAGGTAGTTCACCATATTTACCTACAACACCATGAAAATATGGTAGTGACCAGTTAATCTGTTTACCTAACTTAGGTGATGACCAGAATGACCAATTATCTTCACCAGTAATATAGAATTGTTTCCTTGTCCAATCGTGATACTTATCAAGTATAACAGTTGGTTGACCCCAGTCACTCAGGTATGTAACAGTAGAGAATGGTGCAGATCTATACTCACCACTTCTTCTTGAATGACCTAGATCACCATCAACATGAAATAACCATCTTGAATTTATATTATTATGTGTTCTTATCCACCACTCAGCACCAATATAACTATGGAACATGTGGTGCTGTCGTGCTGAATGAAATATGAAGTTCTCAACTATATTTTGTGGTGGTCTCTCAAATCCATACCACCATGTCTTCTTTTCTTCTGGATCATGTGCTACAATATTATCAGATTCAGCACGTAGTCTAAGTGCGTCCTCTTCAGTGAGATAGATACTGTATGATTCAATCGTCATGAGTAATTACCAAATTCATCCTATATTCCCCACTATTATTTACCAATGTAGTATGGGTAGTCATTGGTGTGATATCCTATCAAGTAAGAAAGAATATCATTTCGATCCATCTAGCGGTGCTCTGACTGGTGAGACTAGAGACCTTGGACTAATGCATCATGATCCTGACTTACAAGATTTCTTTGGTCAAGTCAGTAATAGTATTATAGCATGTTTAGATCAAGCAAGCATTAATACTGATGTAGTTGAACCAGCGATCATGAAAGCATGGTGTACTATGATAGATGCTGGTGATACTATGAGAGCACATACTCATGCATGTTCTGACCTATCATTTGTATACTATGTGGATCCACCAGACAATGCATTGATAAGATTCTTTAATCCAAATAGAAATCCCAACAAGTATTTTGATGGTGCATATGATAGTGAACCAATACTAAGGGAGAAGAATTTCATCAATGCTAGTGACTATACAATGGGTGTACAGAAGGGTGATATAATTATCTTCCCATCTAATATACCACATTGTACAGTGGGCGGTGGTCAAAGTGTCCACCTTAGATCCATTGCTGGTGATGTTAAGCTAGTATTGAAGCATGATTATACCAGTTTAGACACTGGTTTGATCAATCCAGCACACTGGAGGGTTGTGCAACCCAACAAACTGGCACACTCATCCAACACAGACCCCTGAAACCTGTTATATTAGATTTGTTGAGGGATCACTAGGTTCCTAACTACTAAGACATCAACGCAAGGCAGGGGTGAGCAACAATCAGGAGTCTCTTAGATGGCACACTGTGGAAAACTGCTCTTTATGTTTGGAGACCTCTTGTACTGCTGATATTCTAGGATATCTGAAAAGACAGTTTTGAAGTTGTAAATCTTAGACATGACGTTGGGGTAATTGACTGCCCCTAGTCTCTCAACTGCTGCATGTCCCTTTGATGGTTTCAGACATGGAGGCGATAGGAAACCATCACCTTATACTATACCTAACTACCTACTATGTCTGTAGAATCAGTTCTTACCGACCTTGAGTATTCAATTGATTATCTTGGTTGCGATGACGAGCAATCAGGTGAAGTGTTTGCAGCAGCAGAGTCATTAGGTGTCTCACCTAGATACTTTGTTGAGGAGTTCATTGTTACTGGTGATGCCGATGTGCATCAACAGGATTACCTATCTGTTGATACATTCAACGCTGTTCATGGTATTTACTTCGAGGAGGAGTAATTAATGCAACCATCAGATTCCTATGAGAAGTGGGATCGTGCGAAGACTCTTTTATTAGAGTCTTTGCATAAACCTGACGATAGATTGAGAGGTTGTGCTCACAACCAGAAATGTTTTTATGAGTTGATGGAGATTAAAGATCAGGTTATAGATATGGTACAACGAATGCAAAACCCACGTAAATATGTGGATGATGATTACGATAAAATACCATCTAGATACTAATGGAAGAAGAACTAAAGTTTGAAGTCGTTCTAGATGAGGACGGCTTCAATTTGTTGTATGAAGCAGCACAAACTAGAGAGGAACTCAGAGACCTCTTAATGCCCCTAGAAGAGGCAGAACTGAAGTTATCTTATAAAGAGTACCTCAAAGAGGTTGACGAGGGTGAGAGAATGAGTTATAATGATTTTAAAGACTGGGCTGAAAATCCAGACGATTCCCACATACTACCTGATGGATGTTATGAAATCTGAAGAAGTTGTTACAGTTGTTGAGGTGAACACTCAAGAACTATATTATTTACAGTCCTTAATGATGGATTCGCCTGATCCTGAGATTGATGGACTTGATTGTAGTGACCTATATCATAGATTAGATCATGCAAGAGTTGATGCAAAGAGAGAGTTGGAGACATTTATACCTGGTTTCCATGACTAATGGATAATTTTATTAGATCTTATGATAGGGTACTAGACCCAAAGACATTACAAGAAGTATTAAAGATTGCTGCTAACACTGATGATAAGCAACGTACCAGAGGTGGTGCGAGGTTTAATATTAGAAACAATGGTACTGTACGTGATCGGCAAATATTATTAGAACCATTTTGGCCACAGATTGCAATGGAGGTAACTCATTGTGTCTTTGATAACTTATTGAAACCATTTATTACTGAGTTCTCTCTCATTAAAGATCTAGAAGCAGATTGGATGAATGGGTGTTGTTTGTTACAAAAGACAGCACCTAGTGAAGGATACCACAAATTTCATATTGAGAACAGTGGGTATATCAATCAGACTAGAAACGTAGCATGGATGATATATCTTAATGATGTTGAAGATGGTGGTGAAACAGAGTTTCCATACCAAAAGAAAAGATTTAAACCTGTAGAGAATAGAGGATTGATATGGCCAGGTGGGATAACACATTTCCATCGTGGTCTTCCACCATATTCTAATGAAAAATTAATATTAACAGGTTGGTTAGCAACATCAAATGATATTATGACCTACCATGTAAGTACACCTAACCCACTAGATCGAAATGAGAATAACTCAAGAAATAATTGATAAGATTGCAGTACTAATGCAACACACCAAAATGAATGGTGATGTTAATTGGAAAGATGGAGATGAGATAGATGTCTGCTTAGGTGGACATTTTGCTGGTGATAAGTTTATCTCTATTATAAACAGAACTCGTAGTAACACTACCAAAAAATAATGTATCAAGCACTACCAGACTTTATAACAGTTAAAGATAGTAAAGTAGCAGGTCAAGGATTATTTGCTACTGATAATATACCTGAAGGTGTTGACCTAGGTATATCACATGTTGTTGTGGATAATTCTATCATGAGAACACCTCTTGGTGGTTTCGTTAATCATAGTGAGACACCTAACTGTACAAAATGGCCTGAGGTACAACAATGGGGTCAAATATATTATATGAAGACCATTAAAGAAATCAAGAAGGGTGAAGAACTATTCTTGAAGTATACATTCTATAATGTAACATGAGAAATACTGTTCTATTTGGTGATTGTAGAGATACACTCAAGACATTACATGGTCACATTACCACTGGTATTGCTGAGAGACCACGTATGTGTGTTACATCACCACCGTACTATGGTTTAAGAAACTATGGTGATGAAGAGAATCAAATAGGTCAGGAACAATCACCTGAAGAGTTTGTTGAACAACTAGTGGATGTATTCAGTAAGGTACGTGATGTACTAACTGATGATGGTACACTATGGTTAAACATTGGTGATTCATATTATAATTACAGGAAGGATGGATGTATACCCAAACAGTCTGTTGCAAAGAATAGACAAGACTTACCCAAGACAACACCACGTAGATCCAATAAGCTTGTAGGATATAAAGATAAGGATCTAATTGGTATACCGTGGATGCTTGCATTTGCATTACGTGCTGATGGATGGTATCTAAGACAAGATATTATATGGCACAAACCTAATCCTATGCCTGAGTCAGTTAAGGATAGGTGTACTAAATCACATGAGTACATATTTTTATTAAGTAAGAGTAAATATTATTACTACAACAATGAAGCAATAAAAGAACCAGCAAAGGATTGGGGTACACGTGATAGAACCAATGGTAAGTATCACAATACTGGTACAGGACTACAACCACACTCAGGACTATCTAAATCATATCCTAAGAAGAATAAGCGTAGTGTCTGGTCAGTGACCAACAAACCATATAAGGGTGCTCATTTCGCTTGCTATCCACCTGATCTCATTGAACCATGTATTCTAGCAGGTTCTGAGGAGGGTGATATCAT